ATCACTAGGTGAAAGAATTGCTGCAAGTGGCGACCTTGCAAGAATTGTACAGGGTTATAAAGATAACCCAGACAATGCAATGGTTCAGGAATCGATGATGGCATTCATGGAAAACATGGCTGATATTATTGACAATGAAGAATCAACCCAAGAACAACGAGAACAAGCGTTAGCAAATCTACAAGCACTAAATTCAGCATTTCCTGAAATCAGAACACAATTAGAATCTATGACAGGATTTGGCGCTAATGAAGCAAGACTATTCTTTAATGACAATATTGTAGACTTTATGCAAGGTCTACAAGAGGATTATGGATTTAGATATGGTACAAGAGGTTTCAGAAATTTCGGTAGTGGTCAACTTGCAATTCTACATGGTAGAGAAGCAGTTATCCCTGAAGACACCGCTGCAGGACAGTTTGTAAAGAACTTCTTTAATGAAGATTACACCCCAAGAAGATTGTCTACACTCAGTTCAGAAATAGTAAATGCAGTAGAACAGTCTGGTATGAACGGTAGTGGAATGTCTGTTGTTATTGGTAAGATGGGTGGCGATAACTATGTCACTAACCAGACAACCAGAATGGGTGACCAGAATATCGCAGATGTTAAGTACATCGGGGGAGGTGGTGGAGACACCAATCCTCTCGCACTACCAAACTAACCCAAATACATTTCCCAACTAGGATGTTTCAGTTCGACATTGTCGATCTGTTTCTTTTTGCGTACCAGTTCGTAGTAGCCTGGTTCGTGTGGTTTAATTTTGGGGGAGATAAGTTTGTCGCCTTTTTTGGTATTACAGGGTCCACATGCGGCGACGATGTTTTCCCAATGTGTTTTCCCACCTTTGGATATGGGGAGTACATGATCTAAAGTAAGGTAACTCCGTGGAAACCGTTCGAAACAATATTGACAAGTGTACATGTCTCGAATATAAAGGTTCGTCTTGGAAAACCGAGGTCTACCCTTCTTCCGCATCATTTCTTTCATCATGATTACGGCGGGGACCTTGGTTTCCCAACTGGGACTTCGAACCATCCAGTCGTCGTACCAGTCTAAGACATGCACCTTATCCATCCACATGTAGGTGATTGCGTCTTTCCATTTGATAGTACTTAGAGGTAAAAAGTTTATAGGTTGACCGTCTGCATTAAGTACCAGAACATCGGACACGTTTTTCTCCTACTAATTTGTGATATCCTCACAAATATTTATGAGGATTATTTGCGAGATCTCAATTTATTTACTTGCATCATGCAATGTTTTGCTTCTTCGTAATATCCTAGTGACGACAAGTGCGAAGCTGCACGTGCGTATCCAGCGACTTCACAAAAATTGCTGAACCCTGACCAAAATCCTGATAGTGGTGCGAATGTGTATTTCATTACTGCGTCCATTGTTATACCCATCCGTTCAGGTTTTTGTTTACTTCTGCTTGATAATGTTCTTCTGCAAGTTGACGAATCATTCCACGATGCAAACCCATGTCTGCGAGTTCACGATCATTTAGACCTTGTAGTTGATTGATTGTTTCTTTTGCAAGTCTACGAGCCTTATATTTGACTGCGACTTCTTTGATGAAGGAATAAACACCTTCTTGCCATGCGTTAAACATGCTTGTTACTGACAGTACAACGTGTGTCATCTGTTTTCTCCTAAATGTGATAAATGTATGATGTGATCCGAGCGCAGAACACCGTCTGCATTTTACTCCTTATACACATTTATTTAGTACAGAAATTGGTCAGTAAGGGTGACCAATTTGAGAAACCTGTTATGCGAAAAACGCAATAGTGACAATACAACGCAAGAAAAAAGGGGATCCGAAGATCCCCTTTGATTTATTCTTTTTTAGAAACGAAACTATACATTTCCTTTGCTTTTTCCATTAGTTCTTCCATGGAATACATTTTAGTTGCTTCTTTATATTCTTCCATTGCAACTTTACCCGCTTCAAACATTTTTTCCGTAAACTCACGGTTCATGTGATACTGTTGATCCATATAGTCTTTTGCAAGTTGTAACATTTCAGATCTAATTTCAAAAGGGTTTTTATTCGCCATCATTTTACCATCTTCGCCATAGCTGAACCTGCTGCATTAGAAAATGCAGTGGTATGTTTCATTGCTTCTTTTGTGAATTCTGTTTGCAATTTGATGAACTCGTGCAGAGGCGCACTCATTGCTTCATCTTTAACCCAAGTGTTTACCCAAGTTGTTTTTGCGTTTTGTACTGCGTCGATCCATACGTTCGACAAATAGTCTGTTGAAAACATAATCTTCTCCTGTGTTTGTGTGTGTTTATACGATGCAGCGCATATTTTTGTTTTATGCGCTACAGAGTATATTTATATCATATCTTCAGTTAGAAGTCAAGGATTAATAATATAATGAACAAATAAAACCAATGCGACTGATGCTCCAAGTCCTACCATCATTTTACCAAAATCCTTTGCAACCAATGGGAATACAGATTTGGTTTTCTTTTTACCGAAGTATGTTGCCATTGCAAGTTCACGTCCTGCAAGTAGACCAACGAAGACCCATGTTGTCGACATGGGAATATCATTCAGTTCCTTGAAGAAGTACAAACACAACCAATAGAACAAGTCAATCAATGTCGCTGAACGAACATATCGTGTGTTGTGTTTCTCTAAAACAATTTGTTGAATCTTACCCCCACGTTCTCTGAACATGAAGAACAGTCCTGCAACAAATACAAATGAAATGAGTATCATCAGATCTACTGGGACTTGACGTGGTAAGAACACTGCGATGTTTGCCATGTCATGTGACAACCAAGTCCACCACAATCCACCTGTTGCAACCCACTGAGCAATTAGCCAGAACTTTTTATTGCCCTCACTAACTGGTTGGGTTTCGTCGAACCATTTGTGTGCAAACTTATTGATTGCAAACCACACCGCATAAGCAAAGGCGGCGGCAACACCATATCCCATAATTGATTTCATCAACATTTTCTCCAACACAAATGTCGAAGCGAATACAGATAATACTAGGAAGGATGTTGATACTGGGACACCGATACGAGTAAGTGCAACTAGAATTGCAGGTGCTGCAGCGTGATACCACTGAACTTCTTGCCATGGTATCTTGTTTAGACGACCATATGAGATGTCGCCTCCGTTGACACTCCAACCATACCAGAGTGTCGCAAGTAGAACTGCCGAGGCGGCAATCCAAAGTGTTTTATAGTTAAATCTCTCATTATTTGATGCCATCCAAGTACCGAGAGTTTGTACTGAATCATTGGCAATGACCGCATACGCAGCCAGTAGGAACCCAACAAGGCTCCATAAAGTTAGTAGTTCCATCTACTTCTCCTTATGTTTAACGACTTTACATCGTTGCTTACATACAAAAAAAAGACACGACTTTACCTCGTGCCCATGTAACAAAAAAAGAGGGTTCCGAAGAACCCTCTGAGTATTAGTCTTCTGTAAGGAAAGACTTTTGAATGTTGGTGTTAATACCAATAGTACGTGGACGTTTCTCTTCTGGAATAATTCTTTCCAGACGAATTGTCAACATACCATCTTCCAAAACCGCATCTTGAACAATAATGTCATCCGCAAGCGTAAATTTGCGAGTGAACTTACGACCAGAAATACCACGATGGATATATCCTTCATCATCAGTTGACTTGTCCTTATCACCAGTAATAGTCAAGACACTTTCTTGATATTGAATATCCAAGTCTTCTTCCTTGTAACCTGCAAGCGCAAGTTCAATTCGGAAGTCAGTATCCGTTCTCTTTACAATATTAAATGGTGGGAAACCTGTTGCTTGATCTTGATGGTCAAAAATTCTGTCGATCATACGATCAAAGCCAACAGCATATGGTGATAGTGTATTAAAATGTGCTCTATTCATAGCGTTATCTCCTTTTAAAGCAAGATTAAAGTAAATGCGAACCCTTTCGGCGTTCGCATCTATTTATAACACATTTTCTGCCAAATGTCAATAATTTTTTATTTTCTACCGATATTATATTTTACGGTCAAGTCCCAATCACCTTTTTCTTTATACGAAATGATTTTAATGTGATTTAGAGGAGCGACAGGGTCTTTGGTTTTTTCCTTGTCGATGATCCTAATAAGATCCCATTCCTCTAATAGATTGACAATTGTGTTTCTTCTCGACAAGTCTTCGTCTGTGAATGTGTTTGTCTTACCGTCGAGGATGAATAATTCTTTGAAGTGTAAAATGGAATACCTACCCTTCTTGTGCAAAATATGACAAGATTGGTACAGCCTTTTTTCCTTGCGTGATGAAATACCGATACGAGTTAGTGTCTCTTTTACTTTTAAAAAACTGTCATCGGAAGGTAGTTCAATCTCTACACCAACGCCCTTAAAAATATCTTCGTTCATAATACATGTTCACCTTTTTTATAATTTATTTGTTATGGGTGGTGTTGATCATTATCAACAAAAGTTATTTATTATTTTAAATAACTTAACCCCCTACAAATAACTTCTGGTGAACATCTTCTAGTTGATCTTTACTAAGAACTTTCAAGTATTGTTTTGCAACGGTACGATTGCATTGATAGACTTCTTGGATTGCATCAAGGTCATCATTCTGTTCTGCCTTGTGCCATTTAGAGAACCGTTTACGTTTCCTCAACATACCATTATAGTAGTCAAAGGAACCTATAGGAAACATGTCTGGTCTCTGGTTCATTTCGTTTGCATGAAGAATAGTATCTTCAAAGTAAGAGAAACCACGGTTGATAATGTACATGTACTCACCGTATTCTTTCTCTGCCATTTCTGGATTGTCGTTCCCACGAATGATATCTTTCTTAAACTCAGATACTGCATTCATGAAATCAAAAGGTGTGTGTTCCTTAGCCATTAATCAAAATCCACATCTTGTCCCCAATGTTCCATGCGGTCATCTTCTTCTCTCATTCTACGACCCATGTAGTCGTGATATGATTCACGTTGTTCGGGTTTTTCTTCGTCGTAATCTGAAACAACACTCAGATAACTTTCATATGGAATAGTATAACCGCATCCACGCAAAAAGTCAACAAAAGATTCTAGTACTTCATCAAGATTGGCATCATCAGGCACTGTGTATTCAATCGTAGCACCCTCTTCACCAAAGAGATTATTATGGGTTTCAATAAATTTCATCATTCTTTACCTTCTCTATCTCTATTAATACTTCATTTAAATCTTTACCGCATTGTTTACATGCAGTAACTTCATGTGGACCATCTGCAGTTTGTAACTTTACTTTGAAGAGGTTTGCTTTATCGACTTTCTCACCACAATAGAAACATGTGTGTTTCTTGATCAGTCGTTTCATCCATTCACTCATTAGATCCTCAATTCTTTCACTGCTTTAAGTGGGATGTTTCTGAACATCTCACCTTCCGAAATTTCTTTATTGGGACTATGTTTGAGTTTGCACCTTAGAATGTTTTTACTATCAACCAACAAAACTCTGTTGCACAAGTCGTTCAATTGAACATAGAAGAGTTTACAATTACTTGATAATGGGAAGGGAATACTGTTTGTAAATTCTTCGCCTTGTTTCCATAGACGATCTTTTCTTTCTGGACAGTGTACTGTGTCAAAATAAAATGATCTATCACCCTTCCATGCTAACCTAACTTCAATTTCCCAACATATAGTTACTTCGTCTTTTTCATTCAAAGTCAGTAGATCTATCCCATATCGATTAGGGTTTTCTATTGTTCGAAGGTTTGAATTATGAGATCGAAGATGTCGGTTTATAAATTCAAGTGCCGCATCCTTGCCTGGTTTATCAGTTTTATTGTGTAAACTTGGATCAAAAGTTTTGTACTTCCCCTGCATTCTAATTATACCAATCTAACCAGACCTTGGCAACAACGTTAACCAAAGCAAACATACTTAACCCAATACCAATAATATTCAATGCCTTTAGAGACTTCATTTCTTCAAAGATTTTCTTATCAGTAGAGATTCTTTCAAGTATACTAATTTGATGGAGTTGTGGGATCCCTACTCCATCTTTCTTTTCTTGATAAATGTAACCCCATCCTTGAAAGTCAATTTTAGACAGAACTTTATCACCTTCGTTTACAGCTTTATCAATTATACATTGGAAATCGCCAGGCAACCTATGAGCAATTGATAAATCAACTATCATAGGAATTTCAGTATCTGTCACAACAACTACATGAGTAGAAACCTGAGTGTGGCTATTTTGTTGAAAGGTTGTGTTGAACCCAACCATGTAATGTCTATCATTTATATGATCTACAGCACTAAGTTGAACTTCCATCAAGTGAGACTTGATACCGTTTTGATTAAGTATATTGAAAAGAATGTCACTTACACTAATGCAGTAACCCTCTCCCATTTTACCAATCCCAGACTCAATAAGTCTTTCAACGATTTCTTTTACTTTTTTATAGTCTTCAGTTGCGGGTAGGACATCACTAGTTGTAATAATAAATCCACCCGATCTTGCAGATGAACTAAAGTTATTATTGTAAGTTACGGTAATAGGTTTGGTTTTTATGTTATTACCAACCCAATTATTTGGTGCAACATTGGGTTTAGACTCCCACATCTCATTTATACTCCGATTCGATCATCACTTCAGTTAAGAATGCAACAAGGTTAATCTCCTGATCTGCAACGAACGCAGACTTGTACATGTAGTCTGCAGTCGTCACACAGAAGCCAGGGAGACTACGAAACTCAACATATTTATCTGCAGAGTCGTAAATTCGACGGAACATTTCGTTCATATCTTGATCAGAGTTCTTTGCCACCCACTTGCGCATTTCAGTAAAGTTCTTTGTCTTCAACATATGAAACACTTCGTCAATAGACTCTTGTTTCAGATTAATGAAGATTCCCTCATCAATAGAACCAGACGCTGCATAGGACTGCAGTTCTGTTAATACTCGACGGAAGTCTGGGAAGTATTTCTGTACGACTTTAGCGATAACACCTTTGTCATATGTAACACCTTCGTTGTCAAGAATTGCAAGTACACGTTTGTAGAACGCACCCGCAAGTGCAGGTTTCTCTTCATTGTCAATAGAGAAGTCAATCTCAGATAGACGTGAACGCAGAGGTGAGATAATACGGTTCTTGAAGTTACACGTAAAGATGAAACCACAGTTAGAAGAGTATTCTTCGATGAAGTTACGCAATGCAGGTTGAACATTCGCTGCATTCAAATAGTCTGCTTCATCAAAGATAACATACTTGCGACCACCTGTCAGTGATACTGCAGATGCGAATGTAGAGATGTCGTAACGGATAGAGTCAATGTTTACGTTAAGAGATCCGTTCTTAACGATGTAGTCACAACCTAGTTCTTCTAACATAGCTTTCGCAATCGTAGTCTTACCTACGCCTGGTCCACCTGATAGAAGTAAGTTGGGAATGTTTTCATCAGAGACAAACTTCGCAAACATCTTGCGAGTGTCTTCTGGTAGGATCGTGTCAGAGATTTTGTTTGGACGGTACTTCTCAACCCAAAGTACTTCGTTTGATTTTGCATCAATAGTCATAGTTCACCACAATCATAATATAAAAGAAAAGATCAAAGGGGCGAGTTTCCCCGCCCCTCTAGCACAGTATTTACTGTACTTTGTCTGCTAGTTCACCTGTAAGTGGTTCTGCAGGTGCTTCGATGTCTGCTTCTGCAGCCATTGCACCTTCAGGTGGTTGAGGTGCACGTTGGTTAACGTATGCAACCAGTTTGTTGCGTAGGGTCCCTACTCCTGCGAGTTCTTGACCCTCGAAACCGCCACGGCGTGATACCGCATCGATAACGTTTACGACAGTAGAAATATCTGCCAGTGTAAGTTGGACTTGTTGCTGTCCTTGCATTTGATCATTCATTTGGAATTACCCCTTTTTGTAAGTCGACTTAGAATCAATTGCCACGAAATACGTGACATCTTCACCTTTGAATTCAGAGATACCTTTCGAACAAAGCGTAACTCTATAATCCTGTGGTAGAAGTTTAAGGTTATCAGTTTTGATAATGATCTTAAACTCATCGTCAGTTTCACCAATTTCGACACCGTAGTCGTCGGTTCCTTCATTAGTACTGTCGATTGCTTTGAGATAACACGTGCCGTTTTCTCCGACAAATGCGACCTCGCTAAACTGTAGAACGCCTGCGGCTTTCAGTACAGATTGCATATCGTCCCAAGAGACATCAACAACAACGTCTTGCGAAGGAATTTTGACATCCTTCTCAGGCGCTGCATGAATCATTGAAACGTCTGCGAACAAGTATTTAGTCCTACGTTTCCCTTCTGAGATGATGAAGTATTTATCATGGAATTCCACATCGGGATCTGTATAAAGCGATAAAATCGACAAAAAACGTGACATATCGTAAATACATGCTTCCGATGGGATCTGATCTGGTATAGTAGCAGACGCAATTAGAGTGCGTTCTGGTGTTATTGTCTTAAGAACATTACCCTCTTTCATCTGAATAGATTTGTTGATGGTAGCAAAACTCTTAAGAATTGTAAGAGTGCGTTCACTGAATTTCATTATATACATATCTCCTTATGAGTCAATCTGAACTATACTATACCCCAAAACTCATCTTTTGTCAAGTCTTTTCTTCTAATCCGTTGATTATATTTTATAGACTCTTCAATCAAAGAAAAACTTGTCTCGTATTGTTTTGCGGTATGCAATAGTGCTTGTGTGTCTTTGGGGAAGCAGTGACCACCCCAACCACGTTCATTAGTAACATAACTATGATCATCTCCAATTCTTTCATCAAGACAAAGATGATATCTAACTTCTCCAAAGTCAATATCTGTAGCTTCACAGAAATCATAAAGTTGATTGAAGAAACTTACCTTCAATGCAAGGAAGGCATTCTCTGCATACTTGACTGCAATTGCTTCTTCATTCGTACAGTGATGAATACGAATTCTTTTGAAACGTTTTGTAAACAAATTAGACCAAAAACTATCTGGTGTATCGTTACCAATAATCATATATTTTTGTTTCAGAAAATCTTCAGTTGCCGTGTCTGCACGAAGGAACTCAGGACTGAAAGAAATGTGTTTATCTGGGAAAGCGGTTTGTAAATGTTCCCACCCCTCTAAACTAATCGTAGACTTTATAAGGATAGGAACATCTGGTGCACTATCAATTACCTCGTGCACGTTGTTTATATCACACGCACCTGTCTTGTGTTGGGGGGTTGAAACACAAACAATCACACCATCTGTATCTTGACTAATTGGGTAGTTCCATTCCCGATACTGAGGATCTACGATCTCATAGTCAACCGTTTTGTTAAGTGCGCCAACAACAGCTTTACCAACAAAACCATAACCAGCTACTGTAATTTTCATCCTTGTTGTGCCTTATGCTGTGCAACACCTGCTGCCTTTGCAAGTTCACTGAAACGATCTGCAGTTTGTCGAATCTCAGTTGCGTCAATATTAGATGCACCATATGATTCTACACTTCGTGCAATATTGTGTAATAGTATAACCATATCGCCATCTGTTAGTGGTTTACGTCCTTCAGGTAGTGGCATCTTCTTCCTTTCTAACTATAAAGTGTACCTTTACGATCCCCTGTTTTTCTTTTTTTATAAAGAATTCTAATCCATTTTTAATGAATATTTTTCTTAGTTCGTCTATAGTGGGATCTTTTTTCTCCATCAGTTATTCTCCAACAACCAAACACATTCACTGATATCTTCTGGAGACTCATAGATTTTAGAACACCTAGAGTATGGATGCGTATGGTATCCTGCATAATATGATCCATAACATAATAATCCAACTATTGCAAAGAGTAGTATATTAAACACAATTATATTCCACGTCATTTCATTTTCTCCAATACTCTATTCCTCAGATCAGAGGAAGAGAAGCGATGATCACGTTTGTTGAAATAAAGCTGGATACCTCGCTTCTTACAAATATCCTTGCCCGTAAAATCCTTTTCACGGTACTCTTCACCAAGGATCCTAACATCGATTTGATACATGGATAGTATATCATCTAAATCCGACTCTGTCAAGTACGGAATGATTTCGTCTACATAAGAAACTGCCTTTAACTGAGTGTATCTTTCTACAACTGTTTGTATTGGAGAATTCTTTTCTTTACGATCATAAGAGGGATCCATCTGCAATCCACAGATCAAATAATCACATTGTTCTTTCGCTTCACGCAACATCTGAATATGTCCTGCATGAAGTAAATCAAACGCACTGCATGTAAACCCTACTTTCATTCTTCTTCCTGTTCCCAATATCTACAATAAAAGTGTTTGCCGTATAGGTCAATCTCGTGCTGCGGATAACCTTCGCTCAACAGCCAAGGAAGGATACTTTCATCTTCGCCTAAGTCTGCAGGTAAAGGTTTAGGAAATCCATACTTCCAACCACTGGGCGGATCACACATTGTTACTTTCATCTTCTAATCCCACAAACTTTCATAATATTTTCCAAACAGTCGGAATCCGTTTGAAATTCGTTTTTGATATTCATCATATCCTTCTTTATCAAACTTACGTGGCGACTTACCACATACCCACTCGTAGAGTTCATAATCTTCCATCGAACCGTCTTCATCTGGGAACAGGCGAAGTTGACAATCACCAACCCCTTTGTATTCAAGCGTTGACCCTACTGTTATCTCTGATTTTTCTTTTAGTTCTTCGTCTTCAATGAAGTAGTGATCTTCCCAAGAATCATCAACTTTGTTTTGGAAAGCGAATATCATCTCGTTCATAACGTAGTCCCATCGTTTAAAAAAGTATGGATCAATCTCACCGTCACGATTATATCGTTTAACCCACTCTTCACTTGGTCTTAAACTATCTGGTACATCACTAGCGTCTACGTTTGGTGTACCATGTTTCTCTTCTTTAAGTTGCTTAAGCATAGGTAGAATGATTAACGCAAGAGTATGATCCATATTCCAAGTATCCCACTTGTGAATAGTGATCTGCATTCCTGCACTATCTCGTTCTTCATATGAGGGTATGTCGATCTTCATTATCCACCTACGTAAGTTTTATCCTTTGGTCTGTACCAAACTTTTTGTTCGTGAATACGACCTAACAGTTCTTGTATCTCTATCATTTCTTCGTGTAGTTTTTCACTCGTCTCTCCTTGTGCAATTGCAAGTCCTCTACGACCCGCCTTTGCCCGAAGAGCCTGTTCAATGATTTCAATATCTCGAACTGTTAGGTTGAACTTTTTATTAGGTTTATTTGACAAACTTCACCTTGTATTTTTTGCCATTGTCGTAGAAAGTAATTACACTGTGTGAGTACACTTCTTCTGAAGTATTAGTGTAAGTAGTTTCGTCTCTACAACGAGTTTCTTGTTTGTAACCAACGATCTGTTTGTTACCCCTTTTCTTGTCGGCGGCAATCATACCACCAATCACAGCACCCGCTGCAGCACCATCATCCTTACCAGTAGCACCTTTGCCAAGCAATCCACCGATAATCATACCACCAAGAACATCACCCGCACTGGCACCGCTACCAGTGTTTCCGTAAATGGGAACTTCAACATCCCAACATACCTTTGTGGTTGTTGGAACACTTCGTGTGACAGTTCTGTAGTGATCTACCACAGATGCCTTGTTCACTTTACGAGAGTAAATAGAATCGTCGTTTGCAAATGCAGGCATTGCAATCACAGAAGCCAGTAGTGTCGTTAGAAAAATATTTTTCATTTTTCTTCATCCTTATCTGAGGTTAATAGGTTATCGTTTTTAGACATCAACCCTTCTTTGATATCATAGACCATCTCACCTTTTATCATTCCGATTATGGTGTTGGTCAAATCTACCTCACGCCTTAGATAACCTATTTTCTTTTCGAGTTTAGATAGTTCTGCGAGATAGAATTCTAACTCCTTTTCTTTGCGGAGTTTCTGTTCGATGAAATCTGTTATCAGAATTATACGTTGTTCTTCACTCATTGTCAACTAGTTTTTTTATTTTTTCTTGTAGTTTTTCTTTCTAGACTTTGCGTCTGCAGTTGCAGATACCCCAAGAGATCCGATTGCAGCCATATTACCTTTAAAGATATATGTTCCTACATGGTTCAAGTTCATCCAAGGACACATCCACACTTTAATACCCGCTTCTCTTGCTTTACGACAGAAGAAGTAATCTTCAGACAGATATCGTTTTGATTCTGGATCAATGATACAGTCGAAGTATGCGGTAATTTCACGTGAACCATCAAAGTTCTCAGTGCGCACATGATCAGGTTTATAACGCAGTTCAGGATATGCATCACGATACTTATCCAACACGTCACGACCAATCAACATAAATCCTGTACCCGCTTCACTTACTTCAATAGGTTCGTTCAATCTGAATTCACCTTTCATGCCCTTTACAGGATTGAACACGAAGTCTGAAGTGTAGTTTTCTAAGTGGAACGGATTTTCGTCTGCACGACCTTTTTGCGAAGCGACTTGCACTTTCTCCCAAGCGATAGTCTTCTTGGGATACGGACCAGTCATGATTTGATAGTTCTCAGGATCATGAACCGCAAGACCAAGAAGTGCAAGTACATCCTTTGCATTAAAATGGATATCAGAATCGATAAAGATCATGTGTGTACAATCTGATCTTAGAAACTCATCCACAACATAGTTTCTTGCACGTTGCACAAGACTTTCGTTGAACAGATAATAAAAACGAACATCAATACCTGCTTTTGTACAAAGCATCGCTAGATCGTTACATGATTTGGTGAATAGTCCAGAACAATTGCCACCGTACATCGGTGTTCCTACGAATAGTTTGTAACCACGTAGTTGTTCTGTGGTAATTTTGATGTCCATTCAGATCTCCATATTAAAACAATAATTAAAAGGTTCTTCCTTATTTATGCGTTATCTCGAAGGGACTCAGGAATAAGTTCTGCAGGCAAGTCAGTTTTCAATTTAAGATTATCTTTGCGTGTTTGCATTACGATATTATTAGGTTCTGCAGAACCACCATTTTTCGCCATCTTGACGTGTCCACCTTGAACAACAGTGGGATCATATAATTCTTCTGGTTTGATTTCAACACCTTCTGGTGTCTTGCCACCGTCACGATTGTAAACAATAAGCTTCGTCTCTTTTGTTGCAAGACGTTGTTCTTTCATCTCGACAGTGTATACATCTAAAGATTGGATGTTTTCTAAAATCAAACGTTGACGAATCTGATTCATCTTCGTCTGACGTGAACGCAAAAGTTCAGAGTAAATTGCACTACGACCATTTGAATACTCGTGAGTAGTTTTCTTATCGTCAAGAAGTTTTACATATGCTTTGTATGCATCAGTAATAAACTTTTGTGGTTCTGTAATCTTCAATGTCTTCTGACGATCTACAGAACGCCAAATAGTGAACAGATCTAGGATAAAGTTCTTGTGAAGTATGGTGGGAAACTCAGAAAACGATAACAACTCTTTCATGAACTTCTTAGTGAAAGTGGAAAACGGCGAGACAAAAGAACCATAGTCTTCATCTTCGTAAATATTACGAAGAACACCAGTCGTAATATTTGCAGTAGTTTTACCGTTCTTGAAATCATCAAGAACAAAAATAGCAAACAATCCTGCAAAGAAGTCATCAACGTCTCGGCGATTGTTGTGAGTCAATCCATTAATGTTTGGGAATTTTGTCGCATACTTTTTACCAAAGTCACGACAAACACCTGCAACGGCAGTCAAAATTGGATTTCGACGTTCCGCCGCATTCAATGCAACGCCACGGTTTACAACATCAAAGATAGTTGAAAGATCTCGACGAGTTGCACTTGTAAGTACTTCTACAGTGATTGTACGGCTCTCAAAGATGATACGCAAATCAGCATCCATTGTTGAGTATGTGTTGTTTGTTTTGTCAATAACATAACGAACACCACCAAGGGAATATTCTCCATTTGGAATGGTAACTTTGTCTTTGTAGAAAAGAATCAATGTATTTGTACGGTTCCAAGAATCTAGGTTAAGATAAGTATAACCCTTGTCTTGCCAACGTGTATAGTATTCTTGATCCAGTTTATCAAATGAATTTGCAAGACAACTATCAATCTTTGCAACGACGAAAAGCGATGGCGCTTTATTTGTCAACACAGACTCAACAAACGAAGACTGATCTTTTGGTGTCCATCGGTTAGGTGATTGGATATCCATGTCAGCTGTCATTTGTTCACAAATAGTGTTTACGAATGTTCCAACACGGAATTGTTTGGTTTGACGTTCGATGTCTGTGATAATCATAATTTATATCTCTCTCATTGGTTACAGATATAATATAATACATCTGCAACCAAATGTCAAGCGTTTATTTGAAAAAAAATCAAATTTTTTTCAAAAAACTTTTTACACTCGCCAGACCACGGTTTCTGAGTATGGAACTTCATAGTGATCTAACCACTGATGAGTGACTTCGTAATCTTTGTCTATATCACGTCTACATTCAATAATGACTTTGTATCCTGATTTATACCATTGGATCATTTTATCAATCATCAAAACTGCAGGCTGTGCATTGTAGATACCATACTTGTCTTCTGGTGATCCTACCTTCCCCGCAATGCAAATAGATTCCATGTCAACTATGATTGTCGGTGTCATACGAATAATCCTTCTACGTCAAAATCTGGAATGTCTGGTTTTCCATCTACCCAAACATATTCATGATTATATTTCTTGTAAGGTTGTGTTGCGAAGTAGTCTTCCATGCAAACTACTTCTATATTGGGTACTTGTTGTTGAATGTATGCCATTCTTTTATAATTGTTGATTAACTGATGAATAGTTTGTTGAACAAAAATTCCATGCATGTCACCTTTAACTTTGCGTTTGACAACATCTTCACGATATTCCGTCCCTACGTGCATATCAAAATGGTAATCCACTCCATGTACCAATCCATGTCTATGGTTCTTGAATCCATTTTGACCAAACCGGCCATCACTTCTCATCCCAACCCAACTAAGGACTTGTGCTTCCCAATCACGACGATATAAGAGGTACACTTTATCACAAGATGCCACAACTTCGACATCTCTTTCGTCCAAAGTCGGATCCTCGTTTAGTTCCCAAGTTTTAACAATATGATCGGGCATCAACTTAAAACAAATTGGTTCACCAGATTGGATACCCTTTAGATAGTCACCAAAAAAGTCACGATCTCGTGTAAAGGTTTTAACCAATGGGTTGTCTGGTTGTTTTCGAGCAATATCCAGTTCTTCCCAATGTCCCCTGTGACCAGCATAGTCCCAAGGACGTTCGTGACTGAATAGTTCTCCCTTATACGGAAGATCAAATTCTCTCGATTTTAAAAGGGTGAATGATGTACTTCCTGAACGGAAGTTTGTAAGAACACATACCGTATTTGTCATTTTATCTCCAATTATCGAATGATGTCGATATCACTGTCTGCAGTCCATATCTCTAAATCATTGCGCAATCTATCTTCTTCTTTTAGTTTGTTGTACCGTTTAGTTGCAAGTTTACGCCACCATTCAATGACATTATTTTGATAGAACTTATCATAGTTCTGCGCTTTAACGATTTCGTCTGTCTTACCATTGACAATATCAATATAGTTTTCGATACCATAGTTAGACACATAGTAACGTTTCTGTTCTGTCAACGACTTTGCATCTTCGATTGTCTTTTTGAACTTATCAAGTTCCCCACCTTTGAGAGACTTCTTAATCAAACCAATGATGGCATTAGTCATCTTAAGTTTACGACTAGATGCGCCTTCTTTGACTAACTCACCACGACCAACAATGTCTTCGACATACGCTACTAAGTCAAGGTAAGGTTTACCATGCAACATAGGAATGAAGTCGGACATAGTGTTACCTTTGTAACGCAACAACGGTTTCATACCGTCATACATCGATGCACCCTTTGTATTTCCGTACAAGGATGTAGTCTCGAACATTACGAGATTCATTCCATATTTCTTGTTGAGTTTTTCTCTGACTTCGTGCGTACAACACAGTGCAGCGAGAAGTTTACCACCAAGATAATTGTAACCAAACGGTTGACAGGGAACGATAACGAACCCCATCATTGCAGTCTTATTGAAGTTAGTAAGATCTGGTACACCACCCAAGAGTTGATTGCGTGGTGCACAATTGATCACAGGACTACCGAAACGCATGAACCCTACAAACTGTCCAGTCTTCTTTTCTTTGACTGCAAGTTTCAGGGCCTTGCCAGGGATGGAGACCATGTTACTATGACTACTGATCATATTTAGACACGTGTCCCAAGTCATATTATCAAGTTCGACGACTTCTAAATCCATGTCTTCTGGGGACATAGAGAAGTCGTCGAACATATCTGTATCAAATCCAAACCCTGGCAAGGTTTGCGGAAGTTCAGCAATCTGCGCCATCTTTTGGTCACGCATATATTGGTCAATCCTTTCGAACTGACCAAAGTAATTGTTAAAGATGTTTGCGCAGTGTAGTGCTTGTTCAGTATTAAGCTGCATCACCAAGAGATAAGTTGCTCCATGTTTTCAATTTTTCACGTTTTGCGTCTGCACACGCTTCTACATTATTCCAACTGATAAGATCCCACTCATGTAACAGATTAAGCATACACATAACATCTCCGACTTCAGATTCCAATTTTGAATTGTTATCATAACCAAATCGGATCATCTTCGAAACTTCAATTGCAAGTTCATTGCACTCTTCCATAAGAATGACCATCAGTTCGTCTCGTTCGTCTAATTTAGTATTCATTATACCATACTCCTATGTGTTTGTCAATAGACTGTTATTGCAACACGCCTATCTGTTATACCATGAACTCCATGCCATTTATCAACTTCTAGTTCATGCCATTTTTTCGGTTTGATAACAACTTCTTTTATCTTATCACCAAACTCATCTGTGTACCACGCAGTGGAAACACGATCACCACCAGACTTCACAATATAATTAATTGCCGTAGTTCTTCCTGTGTCTATATGGATAGGCACATTGTCTTGTAAAGTTTGGTAACAGAACTTTTTGTATTCTGGAAATAGTTTCTTCAAGAATTGTTGTAAGTCAGGTTGACAATCGTGTATTGTATACCTATCAGTATACCCACCAAAAAAGTTTTCAATCTCCAAAATTTTACCGATAGGCAAGATTAAGTTATCTGGAACTCTGGGCACATCCAACAGTCTATACATTATACTACCCTTATACAAACTTGGCAAGGTCTGGCGCAACCCAACCTTCAGGTTTTAGGACTTTTCCGTCCTCACGTTTGCGAACCTTTCCAGTGTCTGGATCGATCTTCGCAAAATTAGTTTTCATTACTTCTTCCCACGCACCTTCTCCGTCCCATCCTGCGGCACGAATTGCGCCCATAGTAACAACAAGAATATCAACCAGTGCATCTAGTTGTTCGACCTTATCTTGATTTGATACTGCTTCTTGAAGTTCTTGATACTCTTCAGAAATCAATCCCAAGTACATTTCGTAGTTTTCAGGTGATGGTGATTGATCACACGCTGTTCCAAATGTGTCAATGTCTTTAAATGGATTCATAATGGTAACCTTCCTGTATAAAGATCAATACCTAAACTGATCATACCCATAGCAAACATTGATATAATAAACACTTGTGCAATGCGCACTGCAATATAATCTCCTAAGTTATTCATTATACAACTCCCTTCAAACGATCCCATCGAAAGGAACGCCAACCATTTGCATCCACATCCCAAACAACCTGTATTTCTTCATTTGGTTTACGATTTCGATTGATTTCATCATCACTCGCAACTGGTTCTGGCAAAACCTGCGGATCTAGTGTTGCATTCATTTCACGAATTGTACCGTCTGCTTTCTCAAAAGAGATCTTAACTACTCCCACACCCAAACGTTCTTTTAGTTCTTGTTTGTTCATGATACCATCCTTTTCAAATTTTCGATTTCATCTTTTAATTTCAACTTTTCTATCTTCGCACGTTTGATAGATTCTTCTGGTGCTTTCTCAGCTTCTAACGCTTCAACCATTGCATGTTGATGGTTGTGTTTCTGTATTAACCACAGTATCTTTTGTTCTGTCTTACTGTTCATACAAAGAAATCCTCCAATGTGTTTACTTTCTCAGGAACCCACCCAATAGCTTCAAGGATTGGTTCGATAGGTCCAAGGAAAACTTTCTCAAACTGCTTCTCGTAATCGATGTACTGTTGCAGTTCGAACTCTTTTGGTAGTACGCCTGGGAAGGATATCATGTTCTCCTTCACAGGGTTTGGTTGTTTAAGGTATACAAACTTGATCTTATCACCAGACTGGATAGACTCATATCTTTTGTCCAAGTCCTTTGACTTCAGGAACTGATTGAACAGGATGCACCCACGCACGTGCATAGGACAACCCTTCTTGTAACCACCACGATCCATATACTTTTCGATGTTGTCAGTTCCTGAGTTCTTTGCGATATCTTCTGGGGGTAGATTATAGAACTCTTTCTTGAAGTTGGCAATAAATTCTTGCGTATCTTCTTCAGTACCTTCCATGATCACCTTGAATGCATCCTTCAGTTTGTCACGACAGATCTGGGGGGTAGACGAACGAACAGACTCCAAACCAGTCACAGAGATCTTAGGTTCCTCATAGTGGACACCCTCAGAGTTCAGTGCGTTCATGATGTAACGTTTCTTTGCAATGAACACAGACTTGTCAGTGATCTTCTCACGTTTCATGAACATTGCTTGACGGAATGCACCCATTCTCTTTGCAAGTTCTTCATATCCTTTTTCAAGGACACCTTCAATCTTTGTACCACAGATCTGATCAAGAAACTTCTCACCTTGATCACGAGTGATATCGACAGTACCAAAAACCTCTTCAATCAGTGGACCAAAGTTTACATAGATGGAGTCGGTATCGATGTATACAATGTAGTCGACATCTTCTGTCTTTAGGATCTTGTTCAGATATTCATTCACAGACTTCTGTGCGTAACGAATAGACAACTGACCAGAAGTAGTAATCGCCTCTGCGAATTCCATAATATAATACAGGAAGTAAATGTTCGCAGTCGCACCATACAAAGAGTTCATAGAAATCTTAATAGACATCTGCGAGTTGTGAAGTTGGGTCATTTCCCTTTTAAGTTTAGACTTCGTTGCAGGATCTTTTTCCACTTCCATTTGTTGTTCGACTGCAAGCATTTCTTTTTTGATTTGCTTTCGCCGTCCGTAGTACTCGTCAATGATTTCTGGGATGATTCCGATTTTGTCGTTGGAGAAGCAAACACCGTTTGCAGCGACACTAACATTAGGATCGTCATTTTGATAATTCCCTTCTAATACCATTTCTTGTGAAACAGATTCCAAACGTTGGGGAACCAGTGTTTCTGGTGACATATTATACTGCAACATCAAGTGCGGATACAGTGAGTTCAAATCAAAAGACACCACCCAAGGATGCATCCCCACTTTGGGATCTTTCACATAACCACCAACAAGTTCATCACCACGTTGGCCTGGCCCGTGTTTAAGTGGCGGAACCATACCCTCTTTCAGTAGACGACGATAGATAGTGGTCTCCCAATAACCCACCGTACCGAACGCATCACGACAGTTCACACCACCGTCATACGCAAGAGTCATCACCAACGACATCAATGCAACCTCATCTTCTAGTCGTTGGATCAACCAAGTATCTTTGAGGTTATAGTCCAAGTAGAGTTGGGGGTTCTGTTCGTACAGTGCAGTAAGGTTACCATACTCAGAGTAATCCAACTTCTTCTCGCCCAACACAACGTGTGCGATGTGATCTAACTTGTAGGTCTCCTGCGTACCATATTTGTACGCAAACTTCTTGAAAGTATCCAAGTAATCCACAACGTGAAGACCAGAAATGGTCCACGTGTGTTGAGTCTTACCGAACATCTCTTTTGTATCTTTACGTAGACCTTTCCAAGGCGATAGTTCCTTCGCAGTGTTCTCACCACATATACGCATGATACGAGTCACTAGATACTGGATATCAAAGAACTCGACGTTCCATCCAGTAACAATGTCTGGGTAATCATTTTTCCAGATCTGAATGAACCGAAGAAGAAGTGCCTTCTCAGTGTCGAACTTCATGAACTGAATGTCTTCTGGATCGATGTCAGTGATTGTTGCGTACTTGTCATAGTCCTTACGTCCCAGAAGATGGTACGTGTCAGACTTCGAAGACTTGTACGCAATCGAAGTGATCTCTTTATCTGCAGTTTCAATGTTTGCGTAACCATCACCAATATCAACCTCAATATCGAATGAGGCGATGTTGATCAGTTGCATATCAAAAGAAACTTTTGATGGGTATTTCTCTTGAATGAACTGTGCCACATAACTCTGTGTACCATTGATACTAAAGTTAGAAACATCTTTGTAGTCTTCTATAAACTGTTTCGCCTCCGACATAGAGTCGAAGGTTTTCTTTGCAAGTGGTTTGTTTCCAATCAAAGAACGGAAGTCGCCACCTGACTTAGATTGTAGATAGAAAGATGGTTTGAACTTTACTTTGCGGGAAAAACGTTTACCGTTCTCGTACCCTCTCCAAAGTATATTGTTACCAAACCTCTCTACTGATGTGTAGAAAGAACTCATTGTTTACCTTGTGTTGCTGTAATTGACTGCATCTTTAGTAGTATACCAGAAACAGCGTCCTCTGTCAAGAACCCTTTTACTGTGTCGTGGTCTTCTGTGATGCCAGGCAGAACAACTTGTTCCTTACCTTTGAACGCAGCGATCTCGTAGAGACCAGTCTTGTTTCCATAAGACATCTCGTTCTTGATGACACTCAGAGAGTATTCACCGAAGTCGACAATCGACTGTATACCTTTAGGGAAGTTTGTTTGTCTGAAAACTAGATCTGAAAATCTCATGACATTTCTCCTTTACATGGGGAATGTCGGTATCCCCGCTGTGGTGTCGTTTGCAATACATATAGCTTGCATATTATTTGGTGGTATTCCATCTCGTCCACCAATTTGATTTACCAGTCGTTCTCTTGCCATGAAACATTCTGTCATGGTGTTGAATACACCGTCACCTGTTGTCATGACGTTACCGTTCCAGTACACGACCAATATCAACACCCAATTTATCATAATATCACCTGTTTGTCAAGGACTAATCTCACTAAAGTTTTTGTTTTTCATAAATTTGATATGTGACGTAAACTTCTCAGCGAACTGGTCCCCACGGTGAGAAATAACAAAGATGTTATCGTCCGTGTTTAGATTGTGGAGTGTTTCGATCAGACTGTCAATACCAACGCCATCAAGTGCACCGTCAAGTGTTTCATCCAGTAAGAGTAAGTTTGTACTGACACTATTCCGCAACTTTGCGACTGAACGCCACGCAAGCATAATAGATAGTGTAATACGAAGTTTCTCTCCCTCAGAGAATGAAGCATATGAGAAGGTGTCACGAAAACGAGACTTGATAACCTCGTTAAAATTTTCATCTAGTTGGAAGTCGACGAACAGATCGAACGCACCCAAATATTTATTAATGAGTTTGTTCATTACTGGAATGTACTGTGCAATAATTCTTGCTTTGATACCACCGTCCTTCAATATAGTCGAAAGGACACCCAAGACACTTTGATTGTCTAGTAGTTCTGCACGATCCTTTTGTAAAACCTTTAATTCTTTTTCAAAAGATTTTAATTTTGATGTATCAACTTCTTCGACCAATGCTTCTGCATTGTCTAGATCATTTTTGTAAGACACAAGTGCATTCTTCGCAATCTTGATCTCACCACGGTTCTCTTTGATTTCTAAATTTTTGTTTTGAATCTCTTTTTCTATCTCTGAGATTTCTGCAATACGAGATTGGTATCCTTCGATTCGTTTATCGATTTCAACCATACCGCTCTCAATTTGGACTTTCTTGTCTTCTTTTTCTTGGATAACTGTTTCTTTAAAGTCATGTTCGATCCCCTGTTTG